GCGCTCACTTCAGGAACGATTGAAAATTCTTAGTTCCGGAACTTCAACCATGGCCGATCGCCTTCCATTTATCACTGAGTTGATGGAGCTTGACAGAACATTAATTGCCAACTGGGAAACCTACGACACATTCGACTTATTGAAATATGTAACTAAACCTTCCGGTGTTGCACTTGACATTAAGCAAATTCAAGCCGCACGAACTTTCATTAGTCGCGCAGCTGCAAAAAAAGAATTGACCGAAAAAGCCCTGGAAGAAACTCAAAATCGCTACAACGATTTGATTCTCGACGGCCAAACCGTTTCTCCTGAAATCACTGATAAACTCAAAGCATTGGGTGTGATAGTTATGGAAGTAAAAGAAACTGAAGAAATTCCACCGGTGGTTGAAGATTTACCTGCAGGTGGAAATACTGAAGTAACTCCAGCTGCTGCAGTAACTGAAACTACCAACACCGATTCTTCGGCAGAGAATATTGAAACTCCGGAAGAAAATGTAATCAGCCAAATTAAAACGCTCTTGAAAAATGACATTGAAAAAGAAATTGTGATTTCAACAATTGTTTCGTTGGGTAAATTCGGAGAACTGGAGCTTACTCCTGAGATAGTAGAAGACTTATACAATAAGGCAGTTTCACAGGAAATTGAAGAAGAAGTTGAATAAAATAAACTCCATATTGAAACCATTAAGCCCTGATTATATCGGGGCTTATTTGGATTCAGGCGTACAGCTGTATGATTTACTTGAGTGGTTACTCAAGCAAACCGGACCGGCCGAAATAACAGTAATTACATTCTCTATTTCGGAGGAATTTATTCGAAAGGTACACATGTTCCGGAAGATGGGATTAATAGCCAAAATTACCGTGCTATTAGATTTCAAAGCCATTCAGAAAACGGAGAACCTGATACGCTTTGCCGAAAATACATTTGATGAAATCTACTATGCCAAAACACACGCAAAAATTATCCTGGTCAAATCAAGCAAGTACCAGGTATGTGTAATAGGAAGTCAAAACGCTACCCGTGGAAACCGCGAAGAATGCGAGCTCGTAACTACCAATGCCATTATCTACGAAAATTTATCAGAATCAGTTAACCGATTGAAACAAAATGCAGTACACAAAAGAACACTTAATTAAAATTGGTGAGTTCGCAGGATTACTAATGACAATCACCGATATCGCCATACTGATGGATTTCGATGAGGATGAACTAAGATTATTGATCCAGGATAAAAGCCACGAAGTTTCAAAAGTTTATCACCTACACAAAACACAAACTATCCTATCACTTCGCCGGCAGGAAATTGAACTGGGGAAAGCTGGATCTACAATTGGAATTGAGTTGACACAAAAATACATGCTTGAGCAAACATTAAACGAAAATGGCTAAACGAGACACTTACGATATCTGTGTGCAGCACCTTTACGATGACGTCGATAAACTGTCACACTTACCACAACAGCAGCGTGATAAGTTGCTACGCATTCGTTCAGGCTATACCATAATGAACGAATTCCCGTCGAAAAAAGACCGGGAAATAATTCAACACCTACAAAATCAGTTTGGAATTGAGCGCAGCGCAGCGTATGAGGATTTGCGATTGATCAAAGATTTATTAGGGTCAATCAACCGACAATCAAAAGACTGGCACCGATTCAAGTTCAACAACATGATTCAGAAAGCATATGAAATGGCTGAACTGAAGAATGACCCTGATAGCATGGTGAAAGCTTCCAACACTTACGGAAAATACAATCAGCTTGATAAGGAAGATGCAGAGCGCATACCATGGGAAGAAATCATTCCACAATTGTATGAGCCAACCGATGATCCTACAGTTCTTGGAATCAAACGAGTTCCAAATATCAGGGAGAAAATTGCAGCTATGAAAAACAAATATATGGGTGATATAGAAGATGTCACTTATGAAGAAATGGACCTACGAGAATTAGAAAAATATGCCAATCAGTAAGGAAATCAAGCAAATATATTTCAATGACTGCCAACGCAAAGTAATGCTTCGTGGATGCAAAACTACAGTCGTGATTGGCGGCCGTCGTCTCGGGAAATCTCACGGAATTGCACAGCCTTACCTTCAGCGCAATATGCAACGAATGCCGCGCGGTACCCATGGCATCATTGCCGGTACATTTCAACAGGCAAATACCCGTACATTGCCAGGAACATTGGAAGGGTTTGACAATATCGGATTTAAACGCAATGTTCATTATGTAATTGGTAGAAAGCCCGAAAAATCACTAAAATTCGAGAAGCCACGATTAGAACCGGCTAACTACGATCATTGCATCACCTGGTACAATGGAAGCATTATGCCAATCATTTCTCAGGATGTTCCCGGATCATCCAACTCCATGACGTTTGACTCTATTCTTTGCGACGAAGCCAAGTTCCTGGACTTCGAAAAATTGAATAATGAAACCATTCCGGCCAATGGGGGAACTAAAGCGCACTTTGGCCATTTACCATGGCACCATTCAATGATGATTATATCCGATATGCCAACCACCAAGAAAGGTAGTTGGTTCTTAGGATATGAGGAAAAATGCGATACAGAACTAATTGAGCACATTGATGGACTCATTTACGAAAAGTGGAGAATACTTCAAAAGATTAAAGAATTTCAAGCCAAAGGAATACAGCCAAAATCATATCTGTTTGATTATTACAAAACCCTTTGTCGTGACTTAGCTCAATTACAAAGCGTTGCAGTCGATTACAATGTATTTAGTTCAATTGAAAATCTGTTGGTATTGGGCGATTCTTATATCAAACAGATGAAGCGTGATTTACCACCATTGATTTTTCAAACGTCAATACTTTGTAAACGTGTTGGTTTACTCAAGGATGGGTTTTACAACAACCTGAAGGAATCAATGCACTATTACACCGATTATGATAATTCCTACTTACTGAACCTTGAGTATGACTTTACAAAAACAAAAGACTTATCATGCCTTCAGGATGGCGATTTAGACCGAAATAAGCCTATTTGTATTTCAATGGACTACAATGCAAATATCAATTGGATAGTGGCAGGACAACGCTCAGGAATCAAACTGAGGGTGTTGAATTCTTTCTTTGTAAAGTATGATCGTAAATTGGTAGAGTTAGTCAATGACTTCTGCCATTACTACAGGGATCAGCAATGCAAAGAAGTAATCTATTACTATGACAACACAGCACTTGGTAGCAACTATGCAGTGAATGACAGTGACTTTGCAACTGTTGTAATGGACACCTTCAGGCGTAACAAGTGGCATGCTACTGGCATACACATTGGCAATCCACTTAATCACATGGATAAGCACCTTCTTATCAACATGGGATTGAAAGGACAGAAAGGTTTGTTCCCTATGTTCAACAAGAGCAATAACGAAGCTCTGTTGCTTGCTATGGAACAAACAGGAATCTATCAGGGTCCTGAAGGGTTCAAGAAAGATAAGCGCGGAGAGAAGCTCGCAGAGAGTGACGAAGACTTACGCGAACACAGAACCGATGCTACTGATGCATTCGACAGCTTGTACATTGGCATGAACAACTTCCCAGTTGAATCCTCATTCAACTCAAGCATGGTGAGCGACTTCGTATAGTCGCTCACTTCATTTCATTCAACCCACCTTTAAGGCTTCCAAAACACAATGTACCATTGATTTTTGTAGGAAGCATAATGTCATTACACAAAAAATTGAGCGAATAGCTAAATTTTAAGAGTAATGGCCGTATTACCGTGCATTTTCACAATTCCACGCCGTTTTATTAACGTATCTTAGCATATAACACGCTTTTCAAAGGGTGTAATGACAAGTGACCGAGAGGGCGGGGCGGGGTCTATCGACTCAAACAAACTTTAAATAAAAGTTTGCAAAGGCGTTTGTGGCTGATTTTCAGTGGTGTTTGATGCTGAAAGGCGGAAAATGGCAAAAAATGACGAAAGAATTACGGCTTTTATAGGGTGTAACTATATGCATTTAAAACATTTA